GAATCCCTGAGCTTTGGTCAGCCCACGCCACCATAGTGCCAATGGCTTCAAGCACCCCGGCTGTCACATCTGGGAAGAACACTGGCATAACCAGCTTGCGAACGTCAGCATCTTGGAATGCGCCCTCGAACTCCCAGTTCTTACCGGGGTAGAGTGTCATGTCGGCATTTCGCTTGAGCTTGCTCTTGTCGATGGCTGTCATCAGATTGCCTGACAGTCGCTTGTTGTCAATGTACATCCGCATCAAGCGGTTGACGTTCTTCTGCGGATCGAAGATCTTCTCTGAGACTCCACGCCCGTAAGCCTGTCCGGGGAGCTTGGTCCACGGAACCATGTGAAAGGGCCTGCGCTCACCTGGGAAGGGGTTCTTCACGCACTTGATGATGAACCCATCACAGAACACCACGATCACCTCACTGAAGTGGTTGTCTGGACCTGTGACTTTCATGTAATCCTTGAGGCATTTATTCTGGACTGAGCCAGCAAAGGTGAAAACCTCATGTAGCCTATTGGCATGGCCTGACTCGATGGCAGCGTTGGGTCCGTAGGACTCATCTGGAGCTGAGCCTGACTCCTCGCTCACATTGGCGAGAAGGTCTTCAAACTCCTTGCGGTTGTACTCGTACTCGTACTCCTCGGACTCGGCACTGTTGCTCATCTCGATGCCATCTGGGAACACCAAGGCGAAGAGTTCATAGAGCCCCGGAACTGACATGCGTTCACGGTGAAAGAACCCGATCCCGTTGGCTACCATTCCACCACACTCAGGGTCTGCCCAACAATCCCAAGGGTCAAGGTTCACAACGGTGGGAACATCCTCAAAGACCTCCTTCTTGCTGTATCCCTTGGCAGTCTTAGTCCACTTGTACCTGCGCTTGCGTACCACACGAGGGCTCTCAAGGAAGGCTGTGCCGTAGAGGGCACCATCAAAGATTGAGATGAGGCCAACACTGGCAGCGTCACACTCAGCGAATTGGTCATCGAGTCGCTTCTTCATGTTCTTGATCCGCTGGTCGAGTTCTTCACGGTCCATGGACTTCTTGGCTATGTCAACCCCCGGAGCTACGGCGCCATTGGCTGCTCGTTCAACGACAACCTGCATAGCAGGGTCGTCAGGGAGTGGGCTGGTCTTTACATCGTAAGGGAAGCGACCGCCTTTGAAAAGTACATCTTGAAGCTGGGCTTGGGCTGCTGTGACTTTCTGTTCTGTGAGTGGGTAGAAAGCCTTGGATCTCCAAGCGTTTGCTGCCTTTGATCCTTTAAATTCAACGTCATCGAAGTCACCTTTGAAATTCTCATAAGCCTTGGTCCAGATGTCTTCAACGGTTATTTTGCGGTGGTCCTGCCACTCCATGAGCAGGTCTGTGAGCTTCGTGTAGAGCTTAGATTCAACCCTCGTAGCATACTTCTTGTCTGCCTTAACTGGTCGGACATTCATCGGCAAGGTGCGTTTACTGTTCTTCATCATGCAACTCCTGCAAGAATTTGTCTCTGGCTGTCATTTCTCTTCGCTCTTGGGCTAAGGTCTTGGGTTCATGTAAAGCATTTAGAGATAATAGCAGATATTTCACAGCGTCAAAGCAATTGTGAACTAGGACACCATTAGCGTAGTATTCATGCTGGCCCTCAACTTCTAGATTGTACACATTTGCTTCTCTTTGAGACTTGCCACACTCTGACACAATCTGTACTGCAAAGTTTGGTTTTCGTGTATTTATGATTGACTGTAAAATTTTTGTGGCAGACCACGCACTCCCTTTCTTCAGCATTAGCACCGCTGGCTCGCCTATTGGCTTGACAGCATTTTGGAGTGCAGAAGTTGTTCCGTTTATGAAGGAGCATAGACTCAAAAGATTCTCCGCACCAACTACATATAACCACCTTAGGTTTTTTATCAGCCCACCTCTTTTTTGCTGCCCGGCTGTGACAAGCTCTTCCTTCTGGCGATCTTCTCCAGCGTATTGACCCCTCTTGAAGACTCTTCTTATGGGAGTCAGAGAGCTTCTGAGTTTTGCTATGGTTAGATATGTGAATCCTGCCGTTGATAGCAGCAAGGTTAGAAACATCATTATTGAGATAGTTGCCATCAATATGATGAACATGGCACCCTTCTGGAATAGGCCCATGCGTGAACTTCCAGACCTCCCTGTGTAGTGATTCAACACCACGCAGGATGTCAGAGCTTCCGGGTTTGAAGTACCTTCTCCTGTCCTCATGCTTGGATTCAGGGTATCTTCTAAACTTGATGCCATTAAACTCAACAATCTCTGAGACCATACATTTTCCTTTAGGAGTAGATCTTTTGGGGCTACCTCGCCTAAAAAGACCCACCCTCTGTTTAGTGTGAAGACAGGATGATAGTATGTTCCCTCGATTTGTAAAGTAGAGCAGCTAATAAAATACACAATACTGTCTCTTTGAGTCAACCCAGCCTTGGTAACTGGTCTCCATCCAACCCTAGTCAAGACTTCATCCCCTACCTCCACGCACTCAATCTTTCGCTGAACCTTGGCACCAGATCTTCTGACAGTTATCCAAGTCCCTTCACTCAAGCAGTGGTTCTCTTGATAGTTGGCCAAGACTTCAGGGTTGACTTGATCACGCTGTAATGTAGGGAGGGTTCTTATCGTGTGGACACAATCTCTCGTGAAATAAAGCTGTGGTTTGTCGTCGTAACCTATGAGCTTGTTCCTGATAATCTCGCAACCTGTTGCCCTAGTTCCTGCTGCCTTATTAGACTCAGAAAACTTAACCCCCATCTTGTAGAACTCAGCATAAATGGGCGTACCGTCGAGTACACTGAAGATCTGATTATCCGCTATCCCTCCGTTAATCTTGTGGAAGTCTCCGTCGGCATCTTCTCTGCTGCGTATTTCCTTCGCCACCTCATGCGAAGATATTCTCAAACCTTCGTTCACTTTATTCCCCGGCTTCCACCCGTAGTATTCATTGTAAAAAACTACAGAGCCCGCTGGAAAATTTATGCCGTTGTGAAGGTCTTCACCTGTGCTGATGAACGCTCTGAGGTACGCAAACGGAGTTGAGCTACCCCAGTCTAAGGCTCTATATCTTTCAAAGTGGTCAGGTATATCTTGAGGCGTGATAGAGTTCACCACATGATGCCTTGGGCTCCAAACATCACCAAACATAGAACCAAGCGTCACTGTCCAGTCCCCTTCAAGCCAAGCCTTCCTAAGCACTGGATCACTGATTCTCTCAAGCTGACGAATGTAGGTCTTGTCTTTAGCCAGAGCTGGGTTGTCTTTAACTGTAGATTGAAAGAAACACCGAGTCATCCCGAACTCATTCTCTATAATTCGGCTACCTGCGGGCCAAGGATCTATGAAGTATTTTTTAACAGCAGTGTGGTTGTACCCGCCGGGGTTCCCTGTATAAACAATCTGACTTTTGATCCCATGAGGGTTACGAAGAGTTGCTAAAAAGGTATCTTGAATCAGATGAAATGGCAACTTGAAGTCGCATATTTCATCGAAGGCTATCAAGGTATATTCATGGCCCTTGAAAGAGCCCAGACCGTCACGGTGTTCAATTTGTCTCATCTTGAGCCATGCTCCCTCGAACGGACCTTGGAATCTGAACTCCCTTGTCTGACCTGAGATATAGGTAGCTAAACCATGAGGCTCAAGAATATCCTTACCCTTGCTCACAAGGTCAGCTAAGTCATCGAAGTTCTCCCGGAAGAATATCATCTTCGATCTGCCACGGTTCTTCTCGATGTGCTGAAGAACCTTACCGAAGAGAAGCGAGCTTTTCCCTGAATTGTGGTGCAGGATACCCTGAGCGAAGTAGCAGTTTGTGCTAAGAACATGGAGATCCCAGTAGTTGAGGCTGTTGACCTTACGGATGCTTTTGATTGGCATGTAATACGGGTATTCTCCCCGCCCTTTGACCATGACATAATGCCCTTGTCGTAGCTCTTTAAGCATCAACCACCCGTCTGATGTATCCGGGTTGAACATGTCCTTGCTCACCAAGAACTTATGTTCATCTGTGCATGTCACCTTGAACCCGTTTAAAAGCTCAACCTCATACATGTCCTCTTCTGAGAACTCCAAGGATGCTGTTGCTCTGGCTGTGATAACCTCTCCGTTTTTGTAGGAATAGATCATGCCACCCTTCCAGTCTTTTATCTTGACCTGACCATGAGGTGTGTCAAGCAAGGTGTCAGGGTGGACGCAACCCCGGCCTCCCCCAAACATCACCTCATCACATTCACATAGAAATGCGTCGGTCTGAGGGCCGGGGTTGGGCATCCAAAT